GAAAAAAGAGTTGCCGAATATCAAAAAGCGGGTGTGGCAACAACATCGTCTATTGAAGACATAACAAACATTGATGACATTTATTTTTAATTATTTTTAAAAATGAAAGTTAAAAAAAGAGACGGCTCCTTTGAGGAGATGAGATATGATAAAATCACAAAAAGAATGCAATATTTCTGTGATGATTTGAATATAGAATATGTTGACCCAACACTTGTTACATTAAAAGTAACTCAAGGAATTTACGACGGTATATCGACAGTAGAATTAGATATTCTTGCTGCCGAGACCGCAGCGTCTCTTGTTACCACACATCCCGATTATGCTAAATTATCTGGTAGACTTGCGGTATCTAATCTACACAAGACAACCCCTAAGAAGTTTTCACAATGTATAAAAGAGTTACACTCATTCATTGAATCTAAAACAGGTAAAGAGTCCTCATTGATTTCTGACGAGGTATATCAATTTGTAATTCAAAATAGAGAAGCATTAGACGGAGCAATTAGACAAGAACGTGATTTGGATTTTGATTATTTTGGATTTAAAACTTTGGAACACTCATATCTTTTGAAGATTGGTAAAAGAATTGTTGAAAGACCTCAATATATGTATATGAGGGTTGCCGTTGGTATTTGTAATGGAGATTTAGAAATGGCTTTGAGAGTTTATGATGATTTATCACAACATTTCTACACTCACGCAACTCCGACATTGTTTAATGCCGGTACTTGTAGACCACAAATGTCTTCTTGTTTCTTAATTGGTAATAAAGGCGATGACATTGATGGTTTGTTTGACACAATTAAAGACGTTGCTAAAATTTCAAAGTGGGCTGGCGGTATCGGACTACATGTTCATGACGTTAGAGCTAAGGGTTCATATATTAAAGGAACAGGTGGTGAATCAGACGGACTACTTCCAATGATGAAAACGTACAATGAAGTTGCTCGTTGGATTAATCAAGGTGGTAAAAGAAAAGGTTCTTTCGCGATTTATCTTGAACCATGGCACTCAGATGTTTTTGAATTTATCGATTTAAGAAAAAACCATGGTAAAGAAGAACTACGTGCAAGAGATTTATTCTTAGCAATGTGGACCCCAAGTTTGTTAATGAAAAGAGTCGAAGAAGATGGTGATTGGTCGTTATTCTCACCTGATGAAGCACCGGGTTTATCTGACAAATACGATGACCCATTTTCATTCACTCAAGAATTTACCGAATTGTATGAAAGATATGAGAAAGAAGGAAGAGCGAGAAAGGTTGTAAAAGCAAGAAAACTAATAGATGCAATCTTGACTGCACAAATTGAAACAGGAACACCTTATATGTTATATAAGGACCACGCAAATTACAAATCAAATCAAAAGAATTTAGGCACAATCAAATCTTCAAATTTATGTACTGAGATTATTGAGTACTCAAGTCCAACAGAACAGGCTGTTTGTAATTTAGCGTCAATTGCATTACCAAAATATATTGTTGATGGCGAATTCAGTCATCAACTTTTATATGGATACGTGTACCAATTGGTAAAGAATTTAAACAATGTAATTGATTTAAACTTCTACCCAACTGAAGAAACAAAACTTTCAAATATGAGACACCGACCCGTTGGTTTAGGTGTACAGGGATTAGCAGATGTATTTTGTATGTTATCAATTCCATTTGAAAGTGAGGGCGCCGACAAACTACAAACTGAAATTTTTGAAACTATCTACTTCGCAGCACTTGTTTCATCAAAAGACATTGCAAAAGAAAATGGGGCATATGAAAGTTTTCTGGGCTCACCATTATCTGAAGGTATTTTTCAATATCAATTGTGGTGTAAAACCGATAAAGACACAAGTGGTCGTTGGGATTGGAAATCTCTGAGAAAAGAGGTTGTTAAATTCGGTGTTAGAAATTCCTTATTGGTTGCACCGATGCCAACAGCGTCTACCGCACAAATCTTAGGTAATAACGAATCGTTTGAACCATTTACTTCAAACATATTCTCAAGAAGAACACTTGGTGGTGAGTTTATCGTGGTCAACAAGCACTTGGTTAAAGCATTACTTGAAAGAAACATATGGTCGGACGACATTAAAAATAAACTAATCATGGAAAATGGTTCAGTTCAAAATATCCCTGAAATCCCAACGGATATCAAAGAGGTATTTAAGACTGTTTGGGAAATGTCTCAGAAGAAGATTTTATCTATGGCTGCCAATCGTTCAATCTATATTGACCAATCACAATCATTAAATTTATTTATCGATAATGCTAGTAAACAAAAAGTATTAGCCGCACACCTTTATGGTTGGAAACTTGGTTTAAAAACTGGTATGTACTACCTAAGAACAAGAGCGGCTGTTGACCCACTAAAAGGACTTGGAATCGATACATCAACAGTAAAACCGGTGGTTGAGTCTGTCGAAGTACCAACTACTAATAATTTTATTCAGGATACATCTGAAGAGGTTAAGATGACTGAAATGCTAAACACACCAAAACCAACAGACTCACCATTTGAATGTGAAGGTTGTGGTTCCTAAAATATATTACCGAAATATGGTGTTAATCCCGACCGAAGTCGGGATTTTCATTTATTAGTATTTCATCTTTGTTTATATTTATTTGTATGGCAGCAACGTATGGTATAGATTTTCCATTTAGAGAGAGTAGGAAAGGATTGTTTCTTAATATGACAGAAGCTCCTGATAGAGAAATCAGAGCAAATTTGTTACATCTTATTTTAACAAGAAGAGGTACTCGATATTATTTACCTGACTTTGGAACAAGACTATACGAGTTCATATTTGAACCAAATGACGCGGTGACATTCCAAACGATTGAGGATGAAATAAGAACAACAGTTAAAAAGTTTATTCCAAATCTCGATATAAATTCAATAAGAATAACTCCCGCAGACCAAGACACCGAAGAACCATCAAGTGTAAGTGAGGATTCAGATTCAAGATTGTTCAGGGTATCAAATAATGCCACAAAACCATATACCGCAAAAGTTAGAATTGATTACGAGATTAATAATGAACCATTTAGTTCTTCTGACTTTATAATTATTAATATATAACATGGGAAAAAAGATTTCATACGCAACAAGAGACTTTGCAGGTTTGAGACAAGAATTAGTAAACCTAACAAAGGAATACTATCCTGACTTAGTTAAGAATACTAATGACGCATCAATTTATTCTGTACTATTAGATTTAAATGCCGCAGTTACCGATAATCTACATTATCATATTGATAGAGTGTGGCAAGAGACTATGTTGGATTTTGCCCAACAAAGACAATCTCTATTTCATATCGCAAAAACATATGGTATTAGACTACCAGGTACAAGACCATCAGTTGCGTTATGTGATTTTAGTGTAAATGTACCTGTTAGAGGCGATAAGGAAGATGAACGTTATTTAGGTACGATTAAGGCGGGTGCACAAATTAGCGGTGGAGGACAAGCATTTGAAGCAATCGAGAACATCGATTTTTCAAATCCTTTTAATAGTAAGGGAGAACCGAATAGATTGAAGATTCCTAATTTTGATGGTAACAATCGTTTATTATCTTATACTATTGTAAAAAGAGAAGCCGTTGTTAGTGGTGCATCAAGAATTTTCAGAAAAGTAATTACCGAATTAGACCAAAAACCATTCTTAAAACTTTATCTACCCGAACAAAATGTTTTGGGTGTAACATCAATTATACACAAGGATGGTACTTCTTTTGCTGGTAACCCATCAAACTCAGAATTTTTAGACCGAACAAATAAGTGGTATGAAGTTAAATCTTTAATGCAAGATAAAGTATTCGTACCCGATTCGACAAATGCATCTGACAGGGACAATTTTACCGCAGGAAAATACGTAAGTGTTGCTAATAAATTTATTACAGAATATACACCAGAGGGTTATTTTTCTGTAACATTTGGAAGTGGTAATGTTGACCCAATGGATAACTTAGATGACTACATGAACGGGTCATTAAAAGTTAATCTTGGAACATATCTAAATAATATGTCTTTAGGTGCTTTACCAAAAGTTGGTACAACATTATTCATAAAATATAGAATAGGTGGTGGTAAAGACACAAACATCGGTGTAGATGTTATTACAAGTGTTGATGATATTGATTTCGTAATTAATGGACCAAATTCGTCTATTAATACTCAGGTAACTCAATCACTAATTGTAACAAACGTTACACCGGCAATTGGAGGAGCAGACCAACCAACAATTGAAGAAATCAGAAACATGATTGCTTACAATTTTGCGGCACAAAATCGAGCTGTAACCTTAAACGATTATAAATCATTGATTGAGACAATGCCATCTACTTATGGTGCACCAGCAAAAGTAAATGTGATTGAAGAAGATAACAAAGTGAAAATCAAGTTGTTATCTTATGATGAAAATGGTAATCTTTCAGATACAGTATCTACAACACTAAAGAGTAATATTTTAAATTATTTGTCCGAATATAGAATGATTAATGACTACGTTGACATTGAAAGCGGTCAGGTAATTGATTTAGGATTAGAGATAGATTTGGTTATTGATAAAAACGGAAATCAAACTGAGATTATAAGAAATAGTATTGAAGACATTATTGACTATTTCGCCATTGAAAAAAGAAAAATGGGAGACCCATTACTTGTGGGTGATTTAAATAGATTAATAGGTCAAGTTACTGGCGTGGTAAATGTGGTTGACGTTAGAGTATTTAACCTAACAGGTGGTGAATATTCAAGCGCAGAAGTTGCACAAGATTATTCAGATACAACCACCAAACAAATCTTACAATCCGATATGACAATCTATATGAAATCCAATCAGATATTTCAGATTAGATTTCCAAATAAAGATGTCAAAATAAGAGTAAGAACTCTCGGTTCGACTACATTTTAATTTTTATTTTCCGTATTTTTTTGGAAAATCTATAAATTTCTATTTATAGTAAAAGTGATTCAGAAGCATAGAATTTCCACAAATATTGGTAGAGACCAAAGAGTCACAGTCGACTTAAAACAAGACTATGACCTCTTGGAGATTTTGTCTCTAAAATTCACCCAAAGTGATGTCTATGCTTCGATGTGCTCAGATTATGGGGTTGTTGTTGGTAGGATATCAGTTAATAACGGATTTGGTGTTCCTAATGCTAGAGTGTCTATTTTTATTCCCATAACGGATGAGGATAGTGAAGACCCCGTAATATCCGCATTATATCCATTTACTTCAGTAAACGATAAAGATGAAAAGGGTTATAGATACAACCTTTTACCATCAAGGAAACAACACGGAGGACACGAACCAACAGGAACACTCCCTGACCAAAAAGATATCTTAACAAGAGAAGAGGTTCTCGAAGTTTACGAGAAATATTACAAATACACAGCAAAGACTAACGATGCGGGCGATTTCATGATTTGGGGAATACCTACAGGTAATCAAACCATTCACGTTGATGTTGATTTATCCGACATAGGTTGTTTCTCACTTAGACCCGATGATTTTATTCGTCAAGGTATGGGTGTTGACCAATTTAAAAATGAATACACATTTAAAGCTTCAGAAGATATTGATTCATTACCTCACATTGTTTCTTTTAATCAAACGATAGACGTTTTCCCGTTTTGGGGAAATGAAGATATATGTGAAATTGGAATAACAAGAACCGATTTTGATTTATCGAACAAGGGTGTAAAGATTGAACCTAAAGCGTATCTAATCGGAGGTACATATACCGATACAGGAAAATCTGCATTAAATAAAAATTGTGCTCCAAGAAGAAAAATGGGGCGTAAATGTGACCTTACAACAAAGACAGGTAGGATAGAGGCGATAAGATTTACAAGTCAAAAGGATGTTAAGTTAAGACCAATATTAGAGGAATTACCAATTAATGAGGATATAGACGAAGATGGTTCATTCATTGTTGCACTCCCAATGAACATGGATTATTTGTACACAAATGAATTCGGTGAAAATGAATACACAAATGACCCAAATAAAGGAATTCCAACATCATCATGTTATAGATTTAGAATAAGTTTATCGGATGATGGAATGGAAAGAATTAGAACTAACGCAGACTACTTAGTACCAAACATTAGAGAATATCAAAATGAATTAGGAATAGGAAGTCCAAATGATAAAGAAAAATCGTACGCCTTTTCTATTAATTTTGATGACTACCCACAACACGCGGTAGAAAATTTTATACTTAATTCTACCGATGGTTTTTATTATCCGAGAGATTATTTTTATCGAGTAACATATAACAAGGTTTATACCGTATCATCATTTCAAGGTTCATACTTCGTAGGAAATACATTTACAAAAGATAGATATCTCGGTTTAAAAGAGTTGGTACCTTCAGAGGAGGAAGATTGTGCTTCAAGTGCAGTAACCCCACCGGTAAACTATGGATTTAAAAATTATACATTTCAATTACTAATTGCGGATGTTTTACTTTTATTTGAACATTTAATAAATTTATTTACATTTCTTTTAACAAATGCACTTGCAAACTTTTTACATGATTTAGCTAATGCGTTTAATGGCTGGCCGACTACAAGATTATCAAGTAGAGTCAAAAAAGCGGCATATATAATTCAGGACGCCACACAAAGAAAATTATATTTAATAAACTATCCTGAATGTGAAGAATGTAATGGTGAAAACGAATTTGGTACAGCTCAAGGTGGGTTAGCTGAAATTGAATATTGCGAAGTTGGTTCAATAACAGTACACGGCTCAAGTGTTGAAACACCGAGAACAGGATTTACTGTATCAAATGATGATTTTTTCCAAACCAATCCATATACGGGGTATACGGGGTCATCCCAACCATGTACGGGGGCCATGTTAATAGTAGGTCCTACCCTATGTGAAAGAGCAGAGGATTTTGTTAATAATCAATCAAATTATGTTTTAACATATACATCTAATGGTACAACAACAATAATTCCATTGGGAGGTACGGGTGGTACATTTAATATTAGTGTTACTATAAACCCCGACCCACCGGAAGATTGTCTGAGTTATGTTTTAACATTTGATGACCCAGATGGATTCTTTATCGAAACAATTCAGTATAATTGTGAAATTAGAGATAAAAATTCACCTGTAAATCCTGCGTCAGTAATAACGGCACAACTTGAATCTGAATGTGAGTTATATGATGTTCCATATAATGAAAACATAGTTTCTAAATACTTTGTTGGTACAGGTAGAACACAATACAATCCAGGTTCTTTACCGGCAGGTGCAGATATAACCGCAACAAGAATATCAGATAGAAATGAGTTCGGATTACCAATTTCATATCTAGGAGCGTCGTTCTCACCAAATACACCGGCAGATGGTCCTAACTCTGGTGGGTCCTACGCGTTTTCAGAATTTAGTAATGGAGTGTTTTATTTTATACCCGGAACACAAAGTGCCACTAGAATATTTGCAATTCTTAAAGAATACAGAAGAAGAAAAAGAGTTGGTACAATGTTCTGTGGAGGAATTGTTAATTATGGATTCTTAGATAACTGGCTAAGCGGTTCATTATATTTCTTTCAATTTAAAGCTAGAGTTAGATGGAATGATGAAAAAACATTAGATTTAAATGTTGGTCGTACAAATTACTGCAAAGATTTAGTTATATATAAAGCAAAAGAAGAGACTACTGGTTTTCCTGTAAAAAGATTTTATTATCGTTCTACGTTATCAAACTCATCAGGAACATTCATTGGTAAAACATATACATATGTTAATATTAATGGAAACCCTGATACATTTAAAAGAATTGGTCATCCGACTACATTAGTTGATTTAGGACCAAGAGATGAATTTATTAGAGAAATATGTACTGACCCAACACTTGACCCAAATTGCTCTGTTGTAAGGTCTATTGGACCATCGTCATTTCAAAGTTTTGGCGAACTACTAGGTTTAATTATAAACTATAGAATGGATACCGAAGCAAATGACGGATTTAGTCTTGATGATTTTTTTGATAATGGAGGATTTGAAGAATGTGGTTATGGAAAAAAAGTATTGGACGGAGATATTCTACAATTAATTTCAATTAATAATGAAGCGGGTATTGAAGAATTCAACCTACAAAGTCCAAAATATTTAGGTTATTCGTATCAAATTCTTGACCCTGAAACATATCCTGCGGTTTTTAAAAATGGAACCGATGTGTGGGGACCAACACCGATAACATTTGATTTTGATGCGGATGGTCAAAGAGTTCGAGCTTGTTTAAATGAACCAGGCAGATTAACAGAATCATCTCAAAACGTCCCATTCTTTTTATGGGATAAACAAGGAACAGGTTTCGGACCATATGACGACGACACTAAAGATGACCAATCGTGGGATTATAAAAATATTCAGTCACAACCATTACAGGGTATGACATATGGATATACATTGACTGGTGGAACTAATGACCCATCAGATAAATACTTGTTATTACCAATGACTTATACATATAGCGGATTATCAATAACAGGTTTGAACGTGACAAATAGTGTTGAATTTGATGTTGTTGAAGCGTCAGTAACAGATAACCACACATCATATGATACACAATATCCCGGATTTACTTATTTATTTGTTACAGGTGGTACCATCACAACGCCAACCGCGGGTATATTATATACGAGGTATGGTACTGCGGGTACTTGGCACACGTTAAGTTGGAATAGTGGTATGGATTTTATCATTAGAAAAACACAAGATTATTATTCGGAATATAAACAAATTTTATCCACACCATTCCAATTTTATTTTGGATTAAGACCCGGCAATACTGGTGTTGATAAATTTATAAAAAGATTTGGTCCTTTAGGGGCGTTTCCCGCATCTGAATAATGGAAAAGAAAAAAGTCATATTACCAACTAAAAAATTCTTTGGAGCGATTAATGAAGATTTGAGTCTAAAAATAAATTTAGATGAAAGTAAAAATTTGCTTAGAGAAGGTGATAGAACAATCATTCTTGACACATCAATACTTTTTGCAAAAGAGAGAAACGAAAGTCCACATTATAAAATACATGGAAAACTTAAAATGGTTTTCAGAAATCTGTATAGTGGAACTACAGGATATCAACCATTAAAGAAGAATTTATATTTAGTTTTTGATGATGGTAATCAATTTGATGGTTTTTTACCATACAATGAATTTGCATTTTTAAGAGATGATGTTAAAAGAGAAACCAACGACCCTATTTCCACAAGTGTACTTTCTGCGTTTACTCAAAATATAATAGTGACCGGACAAACAGACCATGTTGAAGTCACACCAATCACAGCACCATTTCACAATTGGAATATTTGTTTATCATATATCTATTCTGGTGACCCATCTCACCAAATGAAATATACATTGAGTGGTAATACCGTCTATAGTTTTACTGCTCAAGATGGAATACCATTTAGAGTTACAGAAGACAGGTCATCATATTATCTAACAAGTCCAGTTGAACATGGTATTAGTAAGGGAGAATATATTGTGATATCGGGAGGCACATTAAATAACACAGTACCACAATCAGGTAGAACATTTTCGGTTACTTCGGTTGGTAATGAAAAGTTTAATTCTGAAAATTATGTTTTAGAAATAAGCAAATCAGAAGTTCCATCTGGTACTACGTTATCCACAGTTGTCCTTGGTAAGAGATGCATTAACAGAAACAGATTAACCGAAACAATTTCAACATATTATGTCCATAAACATAAAGTGTTGACCATGGGAGACGCATTTATTTTAGATAAGATTGGTTTTGAATCTTCAGTTTGGGAAAATGAAAAGAAATTAGTTTTTGAAAATAGTGTTGGTGATAACGACGTATTAGTTGTAAGAAACAGAATGGAATCATTAGTTTATGATTTTAAACAACCATTTACATTAACAGGTCTAACAAATAATCTCGGATACCTACCAACTGATGTGTATGTGTCTATTGTTTTTAAAAACAAAAACGGATATTTTGATTACCCCTATAAGGTTGGTTATAAGTTTAATTTCCATGATACGTGGATTGACCAACATTTTAGTGGAACAACATCGTTAGAAACGTCAGTACCTTATGGTACGTTTACAAAATCAGGAAATACTTTTATTTCTGGTGGTACGATTACGACAGGCACAACATTAACTGGCGCATTTATAGAATATAATAGGTCAGAATTAAAAGAAAGAGTTGTTAGTGAGGCGTATCATAAGATTACATCACCAACAACAATATTCGACCATAACCAAGATGACCCAACATCATATTCGGGAGCGTCGGTAAATAATAAATTTGGTATCTACTATCAACCACATCATAGAGTGAAACTTAGAGAGTTATCTCCTTATGTTGAGACATCTACAACAAATCAAATATATGGGTTACCTCAAAACGCTAAGTATTTTTCCGAGGAGTTGTTATGGAAATGGAGAGATGTTTATGACCATGGGTTCATAGACCCAGATGGATTTGGCACAAACCATCCTTACATTAATAATATTCATTATGTAAAAAATGATATTAATTTCTATTTACGTAATGAACAACAATATACCAATAAAAAAGATGGAAAGTATAAAATAAAAAGATTTAAGTGTTAAAGTGGAATTAGTTAGAAGAAATATTGACCAAAATTTAATTGTAGACCCAATTCAAAATTTTAAAACTGATTTGGGGTGGACCGAGTCCGCCGAAATCATGGAAAAAGAAATTCTTTATCAGATTATAAACCCAATAGAGAATTATGAGACGGTGAGATACATACATAAACCATATACAAATGTTAGTGGATTTAGTCAAACAGACATTTGGTTCTACTTTTACTTTGGTGATTATCAGTATAATACTTCAAACCCCGCAAATCCAATTATTACGGGTGTGACGTTTAAACAAGATTATCAGTTAATGGATATAACATTACAAGAAAACGCTTTAATGTTAAAACAATCAACTGAAAGTTTTTTTAGATTAGAATTTTATAAAACACCAAATGATGTTGCTCCTAACAATACAAATAAAAGAATGGTTTTTGCTAAAAACATAGCACTTCCATTGGGTGAAAAAATATTTTATACAGGAACAACATCCGGTTCAACAATACCGATGAATGATTACATATATTTCCCTGTCTTTATGGGTTCAAATTATAGAAATAAAGAGAATATGTATTTCTTTTGGTTTACGGACGATACGCCATTTGATGAAACAAATTTGACTGGAAATACATTTTACATGACCGCCAAATTTTATAATGCAAAGACAAGTGAAATTTTTGATTTTACAAATAAAACAAAGACACCTAACGATACAATTGTCGAAGAAAATGACTTATACTATAAAGTTGTAATTGATAGGAGTGATTTCTCATATCAAATATTTCAATTTAATGGTTCTGTTGGTTCAAGAATAGGTGAAACAAATGACCCAATAGTTTTTTATGAAAAATTCTTATAAAATATTAAGGAAGAACATTCCAAATGTTAGACTACATTCTCTAAGTGGTCAATTTTGGTATGACTATTTTGGTAATTGGGTCCCATGGTCAGGTTCTACAACATTACCACCCGTCACAGGAGATGTTGTCTATAATGTCACAGGTAGTCTTGCAACAGGATACTATAAGTGGACAGGTAGTGCGTGGTCTTCGATAACCGAAGCAACTGCTGTCGGTAGTCACGATGTCCCACTATTTTTAGAATCGTCAGTTGATGAAATGGGGGTAATGGTTGGGTTTGATGGATATATGGAACAAGTTGAACAAATATGTAATTTTTCATACACTCAGACAGGAAACACCGTTCAGGTTTACAATACGGTGGATTCAACTAAAGTATCTGAAATACTTACAAAAAACTTCACAGTTGATTGGGGGGATGCCACAACATCAACGTTAACAACTCACACCGGAACTACCCTTAACTCCACAACCAAGACGTATGGAACTGCGGGTGTAAAAAACATATCAATTTCATTAAACACGCCTTGGTTAAACTTTAAATTGCAGAAAAAGGTAACCGTACCCGCAAACGTAAGTGTTCCTAACCCACTAGGTTCATTGACCGGGTTTACCATTCCGTATACAAACATAACAGGTCAAACGTTGAATTATCTTAATAATCTTGACTATACAACCACAACGGGAAATACTACTTTCACATACGCAGCAATCGGAAATAGTAGAATTGACGAAAAAAAATTATATGGCTCAAACACATATAGTGGAGTAACTACCGGAACCCTATCCGGTGTAACTTTCAGTGCATATACTATAGACAATCTACATTATATGGATTTCTCGGATGGGGTAACAACGATTACGGGTACAACAACTGGTTTTACAAAGGAAGAGGTTATAAATTATGTGTTAACAAGGAACGAACACTTTTTAGGTTTTATAGACGAACCAACCATATTTTCTGATTTATTTGTTGAAAGGGGTAAACAGGGTGTAATGGAAAAAATACTTAGGTTGACCGAAATAGACAATACGGGGGAATTAGATATCTATGGAAATGGGTATTTTAACATAAGAAAACAATAAAAATTATATTTATTAATAAAAAATCATGGCAGTAGGTAGTTATGGAATAATTAGACCGGCAGATGTATCACCCGAGGACGTAGAAATATATTATCACTTTT